TAGGTCTTGCCCGACTCCAGACCCACGATCTTCTTCAGCTCGGCGATCTCCTTCGCCAGCTCAATCTTGGACCCCGATGTGTCCTTCACATTCATGATTTTGCCCCGCAGAGGGAACACTCCGAAAGTTTGGCGTTGAGCCTTTGTAAGGCCGCTGAGAGCCATCGCTTTTGCGGAGTCGCCCTCAGTGAGGATGAGAGTGCACTCAGCTGAACGGGCGGTGCCTGCAAGGGCTGCGTCGTCGAGCTTCGGGATACCATATATCTTAGAGCTCTTCCGTCCATCGCTCTTCTTGTTCTCCTTCTCGTCCTTTTCTTTCTGTGCCACCACCAGCTTGTCCACCAACTCCAGTTTCGACCGCAGCTTCTTGAAGAATTCCTCGGGCAGCTTGCACGTTGAGCCGAACGCCGTGCTCTTCGTGGTCAGTGCCTCCTTCGTCTGCGACGAGAACGCAGGGTTCTCAATCGCTGCCGTCACCCATACTGCAATATTCTCCTTGACCAGCGAAGGCTTCACTTTCAGCTTCTTCTTCGTCTCCAGATACTCCACGATGTTCCCTACCACTTGGTTTACCACGTAGTCCACGTGCGTCCCGCCCTTGGACGTCCAGATACCGTTGACGAACGATACCTGCAGGAACCCGTCGATCGGCGTGTCGGCCACCACCACATTCCACCGATCGCTCGTGTGCGCTGCCACGGGCGTGGTCACAAACTCGGCCGCATACGCCGTCAGGTCGCGGCACTTGATCAGTGTCTTCTCCTCCCCGTGCTTCCAGTGCACCTTCACCTCCTTGCCGACCGTCATCGCCAGATCGCTCGCCCGCCGACGGAACACGCCCACCAGATCAGAGTTGATTTCCGCCAAACCGAATCGCCCGAAGTCGGGAGTCCAAGATACGCTGACGTAGGACTTGCCCTTGCACGCCACGATCTTGGGCTTGTTCACCACCGTCATGTTGTCCTCCCACGTCTGCGTATACTTCTTGCCGCGGACCGAGTCCACAGTCTCCACCACCATCTTCTTCGCAAAGATGTTCGCCAGCTTCACGCCATAACCGTTCTTGCCGCCCACCAGCTTCTTCTCGTCCTTATCGTAGTTTGTCGAGGTCAGCAGTTCGCCAAAGATGAGCTGGGGAACCCACACGCCATACTCGGGATGCTCCAGAACATCAATGCCCTCGCCATCGTTCTCCACTGTAATCGTTTTGTTGTCCGCTGAAATCTCAATCGTAATGTTCTTCACGGGATTGGTTGACGCACGCTGCCGCATGCGAACCACCTGGTCGTGGGCGTTCACCACGATCTCGTCAAATAGCTTGTAGAATCCAGGATTAAAGCCAACTAGCATCTTCTCCTTGAATGACTCCCCCTCGACTACATACATGATTTCCGACGTCGTCTCGATGGACCCGACGTAGGTGTCGGGCAGCGAAAGGATATGCTCTCGGTGCGTGTGCTTCTTGTATGCCTCGGCCATTTTGGGTGTACCCTCCCCCAGCTAGAAGAAACGGCCGTCCGTTTTACAGGGAAAAGACGTATTCATTCAAATGCCTCCAGCCAAGGGAAAGAAGTCTGTCAAGAAAGTTGTGGAAGACACCCAGAAAGTTGAACTTCCGCCCGTCATCTTTTTCCTGCGAATAGGGAAGGAGTTTGATTTTAATGAGGAACGCGTAGATGTTCCTGCTCCCTCTGGAAGTCTGGGACCAACGCAGTATTCGGATATTCTGCAGACAACCGAGACCCAAGAGAGGCGGTTTGACGAGAATGTAATTCATGAACTTATGACAAAACTGTCTTTGGCCACGTCGTATTCGAAAGGGGCAGCCTGTCTGTGGTGCTGCCACGGATTCTCGGGGGATTCATTTGTGATTCCTACGCACTACGATGTGTACACGAACTCCTATACTGCCGAAGGGAACTTCTGCAGCCCCGAGTGTGCTCTTGCCACGATTTATAAGGAGCCCTACCTTACCGAGTCCGATCGCTGGATTCGTCATTCGCTCCTACGTAGTTTTTATCGTAAGCTTTATCCTGATGACAAGGATATCCAACCTGCCCCTGACAGGCGCGTTCTCCGTCTCTTTGGTGGGAATCTAGATATTCAGCAGTATCGCGAGTTCTTCCGTAACTGCACAAAGCCTCTTCAACTTGCTATGCCACCTGTCCGCCTGTATATGCCGTCCGTGAACACCCAGGCATCAGTCCGCGATGTGAAGTCCTATGTATCCCTGTCCAACGAGACGGTGAACAAGGCCTCTCAGCAACTCCGCCTCAAGCGCTCCAAGCCTGTTCATGAAGGCATTCCTACCCTCGACAAGTGCCTTGGACGTTAAATTTTTGAACCCAAAATGTCCCATTCAAGCAATGGCATCTTTACAAGACCTTTTGAAGATGTCAATGCTCTACCAGGTGATGACGACGAGCGGAAACAGTTTTCGTCCTCTTCTGGCATGGCTAGGCCTGTCTCTCTACGAACGTATTCCTCCGTGGGTATGGAATTACCGTGGACCGTCAAAGACCGCTTACGCTGGTCGCGAACCGTCTGCTGTGATTGAGTGTGAGCGTGGCCCTCCGCCGCAGAACAATAAGGGCGCCACCGTCCCCGCCTTCCTGACTCGCATGGACGCTGTGATTCACTACGTATCCTGCTCCCCCAATACCAAGCGCCTACTGTCCATTGCCAACCACGATTACCTTCCCTACGAATTTGAGGAAGTGCGATTGGAAGAAGATATCTATTTCCGTCTCACACATGTGGATGTAGATGATGGAAACATTAAAAACATTAAGTTTCAGCTTATTTCCTACGACCACCCAATCCAGACCCTGCAGAAGTTTGTGGATTCGTGTAACCAAGATTACGAGCGTCGTATGCTGAACAAACTTGGGAATGATCTGTATTTCTTTGACCAGATCGTGGAGGGCAAGAAGAAGCGCTCGAACCAGAACCCGCTTCCCCAGAATTTTCTGGTATACACCAAGCACAAGTTTTCCACGACGCGCACCTTTGAGAACGTGTATTTCGAGGAACAGCCAGTTGTGAAGAAGCGTGTGAACTTTTTCCTGGAGAAGCGGTCATGGTATGAAAAGAAGGGTATTCCGTACACTCTGGGGTTCCTCTTCCACGGCGACCCTGGAACGGGCAAGACATCGGAAATCAAGGCGATTGCCAATGTTGCTCGCCGTCACCCGATCAATATCCAGCTCTCGGAAATAAAGACAAAGACCCAGCTTCGTCACCTGTTTTTCAGTGATGATATTCATGTGTTCAACGGAACGGTTCTGGAGAAGTATACCATCCCTATTTCCGAGCGTCTCTATATTATTGAGGACGCTGATGCGATGGGCGATGTTCTCTTGAAACGCGAGTGGAAGAAGCCCGAACCTGCTTCTGCGCCAAAGGATCCCTTTGCTCCCGAACTCGATGATGACATTATCAAGGACCCGATTGATCTCTCCTTCCTCCTCAATCTCCTAGATGGCACCCTGGAATCCAGTGGTCGCATCTTGGTCTTTACCTCAAATTTCCCCGAGCGATTCGATCGTGCCCTCATTCGCCCAGGCCGTATTGATATGATCATTCATTTCAAGAAGTGTTCTCGAACCGTTCTTCGTGAGATGGTGGAGGGATTCTACGATATTACAGACGTTGATCATGAACTGTGGTCGCGTCCTGAGATGGACGAGAAGTGGAGTCCTGCTGAAGTCAATCAGATTCTGTTCCGTAATTTCGAGGACCCCAAGCAGGCAATGGATGAACTTCTGACCCTGGAATCGTCAAATCCCCTGCTCAAAAAGGAGCAGCAGGATTCAACGCCTATTTCTATTCCTACTTGAAGAATCCAGCCACGTATTCATAGGTCTCGGGAGGAAAGCCGAAGAGAATGATGTAAATAAACGCACCAAACATCGGAATTCCCGCAAATACAGCAGTAGCAATGGCCCAACCGAACATTCCACCTGCCGAAGGAACGATGATCGACGTAAGAAGACCAAGAATGGGGATAAACCAGACAACTAGAAAAAGGCTAGAATACGGTTTCATAATTGGGAACTTCCCAAACACGATGGTCTCCACCGCATACCATCCTGCACGAGAGTAGATGAGGAGGAGGATAAGAACAAGAGTGTATCCCAGATATCCACTGGCCGATGAAATCGTTGGCTTGTGGGTAGGATCTGCCGTCTGTTCTGGGGGGACGTCGGCGACTGGGTCGTCGGTGTTCATTGTTCTTATTATTATGTAGAGAACACGAGATTACCCTGTCCATTTGTAACCTTTAGAAAGTTGTAGGATTCGATGTAGATCATAGATGAGTACGCACCATACTGGAGAGGATATTGAGTGGATGGCGGGATAATTGTGAGCGTCTGTCCTGCTTGAAGGAGAGGAGGAATGCCTGGGCCTGAAGAGACTGTTGCACCCGCTGGGACAAGTGTAGGAACAGGGTTAAATGCGGTATCCTTGACGATACAGACTGGGGCAGGGCTTGTAACCTGCACAAGCTGTCCTGAACTGTCGTAGATTGTGGTGATCGTCGGAGGAACCAGGAGTGTGTACTGTAGATTCGTGCGATTGAACATGGACCCGTTGAGGGTTCCCGACGGCTGAGTAATCGTATTAGGATCCAGCGAGAACGAGTAGAGATTAATCCCAGGGAGTGATGTTGTATCTCCTTTCGAGAACTTGTAGTTCTGTATGAGACGGAAGAAGTTTGTGTTCTTCGTGTTTTCACGCTGAGTTCCGTCGAGAACCACCGTTCCCTCCTGCATAATATCCTGCATGTTCATATTGTTGGACAATTGGATTCCAGATGAATAAAACTGCGATGGTGGAACCGGAGAAAACACGTTCGAGGGAAGAATAGAAGGATTGACTGGGGGGTAGTAAATATTGTCCCAGTTTGTGTAATTGTCCCAATCGTTTACCAGGATACGATCTTGACGCTGGAAGAGGGAGACAATGCGGGTACACAAATTGTACATTGGAATGGGAATATCGTTGTAGCCATACTGATTATTATTTTTCATATACCGTACCTGTGTAACCAAAAACGACTTCTCATATGCGGCAACGTGAGCGCGCTCAGTGTCCGTGAGGAAAATGTAGTTGGCTTCAATGTAGGGGTTAAAGTTCCAGTTTTGCAGTGAAGTATTGGTTGGATTTCCCTGGATGTCGGGGTACGAAAGGAAGTTCTGTATTCCGCGGAAAGTATCTGCAGGATTTCCTACAACGCGAGTAAGGTACGTTGGATCGTAAGGTTGATTATAATTCAAGTTCAGCATCGTGAACAGGTTGTAGATATTGTTGAACGTGATCTGAATTTCTACCTCGGTCTGTACGAGCGAAACAAGAGGGAGCGACTGACCGATCTCCTCGCAGAACCAGAACGGTAGCGGGATATTTAGTTGACGACCGCGAATGGAGGGTGCAGGGGGGTTGACTCCATCGACGTTGATGGCGTTAGGATACTGATTAAACAGTCCAGCAGCGTTGGCGGGATCGTACATATCGGGCGTATTGCCAACCATCTTATCGAGAATTGCGCGTTTTGTAGCATCATGTTTCAGATAACTTGCAATCTTCATCCATTCTCCCGTCATAGTGACTACGGGGGTTCCGTTCAGGGTGACCGTAGCCTGCTGGATCATGTTGTATCCAAGATTACGAATCCACTGGAACTGGAACTCCTTGGCAATGTGTGTTGTCTTGTCGATCTCGACAAGCGGAGACCATATATCTGGGATATCGACACAGAGATAACAGTCGTGGAGAAGGTCGGCATAGCGAGGAACCTTGAAGCGGAACGTCTTGTTCCCAGCAATAGGCAAATTAGTATCTGTGGCATTCATCGGCGGCAGTTGGAAATGCTCCATCGCAAAGTTTGTGTGGCGCTTGTACATCTTCGTAAAATACGTCATCGACGGATTTCCGTTCAAAAATACGTTCTGGGCGCCGAAGCCAGTGAGTTGAACGAGGCCGCCTGGCATGCCGTGCTATATTATGTTATACGGTATGAATAATGTATAAGAACCTTCCGTATATCCTTATTGGCATTCTGGTGATCGCAGTTCTGATTCACTCGTATATGAGCGTTCGCTTCGGATACGACTGGATCGGGGCGCAGACACGTAACGTGATTGCGCGGACGATGACAAAGAGTAATTCGATTACAGAACTGTATCCTATTCCCCCAGTTCCGTTCATGGACCGCTTTTCGCAGTACACCAAGATTCCCAAGATGAAAGAGAGCGCAGAGGCTCCAGGCGTAGCCTTTTACTGAGGGTTGTTGATCACAGCCTTGGAGGCGACCATCATATTCGGCGTCTGCTTCTCGCCGCCAGGGAAGATGGTAGAGTTATTGGCTTGGACAAAAGTGCTATTTTTGGTGATGCAGGTGGGCGTCCACGAACCACTCGGAACAGTCTTGCGGTATTTGTACACTGCTCCCGCCTGGAACGTGGTATACGTGCTCGCATACGCCGCCTTCTGCGACTGAGGATAGTTCGTGTAATAATTGTTCACAACAGTGCGCTTCCGCATCTCGGTGACTTCCGAAGCACTCTTGAACCGTGTCTGCTGACTTAGAAATATAGGACTTCCATCGACTGCTACACGAGTGTAATACGAAGACATGCTATTATATTTAGAGGTTAGAAAATGATACATACAAATGGCTCCTATCCGCTTCCTACTGGTTTCGACGCACACCGAGCAGGTGACGGGCTATTCGAAGGTGTCGTACAATCTCCTGAAGCAGCTCGGTACTCTGGCTCCGCTGATCAAGATCTTCCACTTCGGGTTCCAGCGCACCCCCGCCCGTCTGCCCACACCTGCCCGTCCTCTCTCGGGCATCATCCAGTATGATGCAGCGGCCAACGAGGACCCGAAGGAGCAGGGCTTTGGCTTCAACAAGTTCAAGGCGTATGTTGACACTGTCAACCCTGACATCATCATGATTTACAATGATCCCATTGTCATCAACCAGTTCATCCAGCAGGTCAAGGATGTCCCGAAGTCATGGAAGCTGTGGGTCTACCTTGATCAGGTCTACAAGGGTGCGGACATGGGCCTACTCCGCAACATTGAGAACGCCTCTGACCGTATTCTCTGCTTCACGGATGAGTGGAAGAAGTACCTGATGACCCGCCTCACCACGCCCAATATCAAGATTGATGTCCTAGAGCACGGCATTGACTCGCTGGTGTTCAAGCCCCTGTCTGACGGTGAGCGGGCAGGCATTCGCAAGAACCTCAACCTCAAGTCAGGCGACAAGGTGTTCCTGAATATGAACCGCAACTCCCAGCGTAAGCGCCTCGATCTCACGATCATGGCGTTCGCCCGCCTGCTCCAGAAGTTCCCTGATGCTCCTTACCATCTCCTGCTCGTCACGGGTGTGAAGCCCGAGGGCGGTGCATTCTACCAGCCCCTCCAGATCTACCTCAACGAGCTCGAACTGCTTGGCCTTGACAACCTGAAGTATGGCACGCGCGTGACGATTGTGGACACGACGGCTCCTCAGGCGTACTTTAATGACGACGCGATCAACCAGCTGTACAATGTTGCGGATGTGGGCATTAATACGTCGGCGGGCGAGGGCTTTGGTCTGTGCCAGCTGGAGCACATGGCGACGGGTGCTCCTCAGGTGGTCTTGGCCCTAGACTGCTACAAGGCGTTCATGAACGAGAAGACGAGTGTACAGCTCCCTACGACGTCGTACTCGTATCTCCAGATGACAGCGGGCGTAGGTCTGACGGAGTATACCACGACGGCAGAGGCAGTGGCGGAGGGGATGGAGAAGGCGCTCGCAATGTGTGGTAAGGAGACGTCGGAGGCTTGTGTTGCCCTTGCTCGCACTCGCCCGTGGTCCAAGATCTGCGACGATTTCCTGGAGTCCGTGATCGCCAAGTAAACTAAAAAACTAAACACTGCCCGACATTTACACGAAATCGGGGTTCCAACGACGAAGTTTCTTCTCCAGCATATCTTTGAGAAACCAATTGCGGATATTCCCGCGAAACGGCGTGGCGTGGCCGTAATCAATGCACCATACAACTCCATCCTTCTCGATGAAGTTGTAAGGTGTAATATCAATGTATTCTATATTCGCCTCTTTCAGCAGTTTCTGGAGAATGTAGTGAATCTGTTTCCAAATCCAGGTCGGGATGTTGCTGGCACTAGACCCATACTTGTCTGCAAGGGACATTTCATCCAGATCCAGCATCACCATATAGGAGGTGTTATTCGTATCAAAGATCGGGGGAGCAATGTTCAGATCAGCAGCCTTCTTCTGGAAGTGGATTTCCAGAGGATCGCGAACAGTTTTCATGAAGGTGGTGGGGGCGGAAGGAGGCATTCTATAGAGTGAGTATGTCTGCCGTCTACCAAATAGGCCTAACCCCGATCCGTTTTTGTCCACCATGCACGGATACGGGACGCAAACAGGAAACTCTCGTGATAATGCTGGTTAATATCCTCCAGCGTCTCGCACATCATCAGCAGGTGGATCAGGACAGGATTGAGACCAGACATGTAAATCGGTTTCGTAATATCCAGCTTGATCTTCCGCTGATACGGCGTAAGATGCTCATCTCCAATATTCTCGGCCATAAGGTCATAGACTGCAGAATAGTCGCCCTTGAAGTCCCCAATGAGAACATCATTACCATTCTTGAAACACGCAATAATCATCGGGACTGTGGTGTCCTGCGGCAACTTGGCCAGCATCTCGGGTGGCGGCAGAGTTTTCACATCAATCGCATTGGACCGTTCCATGTTCTTGTACGCCACCTTGTTGTATTTGCCATAATGCTCCTCAAAGTCCACGATCTTGTAGAATGGGTCTCCCTTACTGTTCTTGGCCCGACGGAGATAGTTTAGGTACGGCTCAAAAGATTCCACAAACCGACGCTCGGTAAAAAAGATGTATTCGTAAAACACTCCGCCTGGCTGCGCACAATCAATCATATCTGTGACAACTTCCTCATACTTCGGCGGCTCGCGCGATGCTGATGCACCCTGATCACGAGCAGTTTCCTCGGCGGTCAAGCACGCGGGGTGTTCAATATAGATACGATCCTGCATCACATCTTCCTTCTTCTGGAAATCGTAGGCGTCATTGAGCCACAAGTACTCAATAGGTAGTTGAATAGACGAAATCGCCTCGTTCTGCCGTCCCGTGGTGAACACCATGGAGAGAATGCGGTCATCGGCCTTGCCTTGCATATCGGGCTGAGCAGATACTTTGGCCCACTGCTTCAACAACAAAATCGCCTGGCGGGTAGGTGCAAAGTACATTGTGCCTCCCGACGTCTCAAAAATATAGGGATCAAAGCACACGTCGTCACGGAGATAGTTCATGCTTCCGCGGGGATCTACATTCCACCCACGGGCCATGAAATCAACCGAGGGCATATCAAAGATTTCAGGATAACGCTTGATCGTCATGTCTCCGTCAATGTAAAGAACTCCACGACCCTGTGCTCCTGCTGTCAGGAGCGCTTCCTTGATAAACAGGGGTTTGAGGTTAATAGCCAACTGATACTTTCCAGGAAAAGCAAATTCAGGGTACTCTTCCACAATGTAGTTGCAGCCCACAGACTTGCACATGTTGATCCACGTATCAATCATATCCTCAAACTTGGTGGCTTCATGCTTCACCTTTCCTTCAGATTTCATGCGGATCTCATTCTGCTTCATTCCTTCCGAGATGCGCTTATGAATATCAGGGCGGGCCAGAATTGATTCAATCTTCTTGCGGTCATATTTCAGAGGATACTTCTTGAGAATGGCGATACGACGCTCCTTGGATATGGTATAAAACTCTTCAGGCTCGTCAAACATTCCGTCGGCAATAGCCTTCTGAATCGCTTGTTCCTCCTCCTCTTCTTCACGAATTTCTTCAATGATGTCTTCCTTGATCTGCTCAATGAACTCACCCGTGCACGCATAGTTCACACGCTTTCCGTCTTTGATGGCCTGGTCCGTGGTCTCATCACCGAACCGAAGGTAATTCTTGTTGGCGTTTCCGCGTCCCCACCAGTACGTGCACACCACAAACTTGCTCTTGGGATTCACAATAACCTGCTTGAGCTTGTGCGATTTGATGATAGCCTGGTAATCCATCTCGGGGGCAGGGGTCTCGGCACCCGCAGCCTGGGCTTTAGGGAATTTACGAGGTGTGCGAGGTTTCCTTCCCCTCGTATGAGCCATTATTCATAAGTAAAGAATTCTATCTTGTTGGTTTTCATCATGCCCAGTTTCAGTAGGCGCTCATTGTCTCCGAAAGCCGAATTATCAAACACTTCATGGGTCTCGGGATCGTAGAGGAACACAAACTCCTTGACCTTGATACGCTGGAGCCGTCGTGACCGTTTCATGACGTTACGGAGATACGACGCATCGCGCTCGTCTTTCTTGATATCAGGGTTCGACGCCAGATCTTCCGCTTTCACAGAACTGTCAAAGCGCAGACACTGGAGCAGGGGCTTCTCGCGACCGTGGAGCTTGCGGTGAATCTCGCAGTCTACAGCGGCCTGCTTGATGAGACGCGTAATACCGCTCGTAATTCGTTCCTTCTCATACGAGATCTCGTACAGGAACTCGTCGGACGTCATGAATGCTTCGGGGGCGCGACCAGCATCTTTCATATCGTACTTCTTGGGCGCTGTATCGGCGCGGCGAGTGGAGACAATGTTGAACCCTGTTGACGACTTGGCTTGGGCATCGGTGAACACGGAAATGTAGTAGGAAATGCGGATCGTTCGCTCTTCGACGGGAACAACGTCCACATTCACGGTTCCCCCTGCACCCAGTGTCTGGCGAGTGGCGTGAGAACACAGGCGAATACCACGACCCATGACTTGGTCGGTACGTGCAGGATTCCAGTGTGGCTCGGAAATGTGGATACGCCGAACGTTCTTCAAGTTAATCCCTTCGGCACCCGACGCAGTAATCATGAGGACACACAGGAGTTTCTCGCCGCCGCGTTTGAGAATACTCTCTTTCATCGATTGCACGTGTTCAGGATAAACAGACTGCAGGGTCCGATAATCTTCGTTGAAGATATGGAGCATGATCTCCTTGACCTCCTTCTTCTCTTCGCCTGTATAGAACGCGTATGCGGGCTTTTTGGGGTCTAGCGTCGGGTCCTCCACATACTTCCCATCCACTTTCACGATACGGTAGGCCTGGTATCCGTTCGCATCCAAGATTGCCGAGATGATTCCCAGTCCCTCCAACTTGCGGTAATTGGAGTAAATGAGTTGGTTCACATTCCCTGTTTCCTTAATGTTGGCCAGCATCTTCAGCATTTTCGGTGAATAGGATTTCAACCCTTCGGCGCGGAGATACTTGTCAGGCTCTAGCCGCAGTTTCTCAAGAACCGCCGCCTTATCGTCGTCCGCCGTATCTTCGTTCGTCTCTTCCGTGGTTCCGCGCAGGGCGGAGGGAACAGCGTAGTTACAGACAAGACGCGACATCACGCGGTACGTAGAAAAATCCTGGTTGAGAGCACTGGGTCCTTTTGCGGACTTACGCGAATCCATCTGAATTTCTTTGTGTCGCATTTCCAGGTACCGATTGAACTGTTCATCGGACATCTCAATTTTCTCAATCATCTTATTGTCGTCCGTCCTCTTGGGAAGCATGCGTTCGTCGCTGCCCTTGTAGTAGGACACAAGACCCTGAATACGTTTCTGGAACAGCATGGCGTTCTTCACATCCAGACCGTCGATAAACGTATTTACAAACTCTGCAAAATCGGTGGGCAAGCATTCTAGGGCCTCTTTTTGAATGTATTCGCGAGCCGCCAGAACTCCACCAGGGAACTTGTCGGCAAAC